TTAGACGAAAAGAAATTAAGCGTCTTTGAAGATTTCTTAGCAAATCTTTAAATATATAAATAAAAACAGATTATACAAAAGGTAATTCGGAGAGTTCAAATGTCCCGTGGGAAAAATTTACAAGAAATGGAGAACGCCGTAACCGCTGGTGCTAAACCCGCTGAGCCCATGCAAACCATGGCAGGCGTAAGTTATGAGGATCTCGGTGGCCCAACTCCAGAAAATAGCAAACCAGATGACGATTCTAATAAATTAAAGGATCCAGCTGGTGAAGGTTCTTATGCAGCAAATCTCAAATCAGTAAAAGGTGTTATGGCTAAAACTAGTAAAGAAGAAGTCGAAACCGAAGAGGAAGTAGTTGCAGAAGATCAAACTTCTGAAGAAGAAGTAGTCGCTGAGGAAGAAGTTACTGAAGAAGAAGTAACTGAACTCCCAGAAATCACTGATGAAGTAGACATCGATGATGATGTTAATGCACTTCTCGGTGGACAGGAACTTTCCGAAGAGTTTAGAGAGAAAGCTAAGACAATTTTCGAGGCTGCTCTAAAATCTAAAGTTACCGAACTTAGAGAAGCCATGGAAGCTCACTACGAAGCAAAGCTTGTAGAAGAGGTCGAAGGCATGAAAGACGAACTCATCGAGCGTGTTGACTCTTACTTAGAGTATGTCGCAGATGAGTGGTTACAAGAAAACGCACTACAAGTAGAGCGTGGAATTAGAACCGAAATGACTGAATCATTCCTTGAAGGAATGAGAGGTCTTTTTGAAGAACATTATGTATCAATCCCTGAAGATAAATATGATGTCGTTGAGAATATGGTAGACAAACTTGACGAAATGGAATCAAAACTCAACGAGCAAATCGAGAAAAATATAGCTATCACTAAGAGTCTCTCCGAGGCAACAGGTGGTAATATCCTTTCCGATGTTTCTGAAGGCTTATCAAGCACTCAGAAGGAAAAGCTCGCTTCACTTGCCGAAGGTGTTGAGTTTGAAAGTGAAGAATCTTATAAGGAAAAGCTTGAGACTCTAAAAGAGTCATACTTTAAGGCTGCTCCAAAAAGAAGTGACTCGGAAGTGTTAAACGAAAGCGCTGCAGCACCAGATGTATCTGGTAGTATGGCGGCATACATCCAGGCACTATCCCATGCCACTAAAAAGTGAATCTCAACTTGTTAATTAATCAAACGTAAACTTATTAGGTAAAAACGCAAATGTTTGGCAACGCAGAACAATTGCAAGAGAAGTGGAAGCCCCTTCTAGAGCATGATGGAATTGATGAAATCAAGGACAATCATCGTAAAGCGGTAACTGCTGTCTTGCTTGAGAACCAAGAAAGATTTTTAAATGAGGAAAGATCATTCCTCTCAGAAGCTCCAACAGTTAATACTAACACTGGATCCAGTGCTGGTTTCTCTGGTGGTGCAACAGCAACAGGCCCTGTTGCTGGTTTTGACCCAGTTCTAATCTCATTGATTAGAAGATCTATGCCTAACTTGGTGGCATACGACCTTGCTGGTGTTCAACCAATGAATGCTCCAACAGGACTCATTTTCGCAATGAGATCCAGATTTGTTGATGGCACAAATGCTAACAACATGCTTGGAACAGAGGCATTCTTTAATGAGCCAGATTCAGCATTCTCTGGACAGAACCAAGAGAATACATATACAGATGGATTTACATCTGTTACAACTGGTTTAGGTACAACTGCTCAGTCAGGTACTAACCCAGGCGCTCTTAACCCTTCAACAGATGCAAAACAAGTTGCATATGATGTTGGTCAAGGTATGCGTACAGACGACGCAGAAGATCTCGGAGATTCAAGTAAGACTTTCAACGAGATGGCTTTCTCAATCGAGAAAGTTACTGTGACTGCGAAGTCAAGAGCTCTAAAAGCACAGTACAGTTTAGAATTAGCTCAAGACCTTAAGGCAATCCACGGATTGAACGCTGAGGCTGAGTTAGCAAATATTCTATCAACTGAGATTCTTGCTGAAATCAACAGAGAAGTCATCAGAACAATCTACAACGTAGCGAAGCCTGGTGCTCAAGCAAACGTTGCTTCTGGTGGAACATTCGACTTAGACACAGACTCCAACGGAAGATGGTCAGTTGAGAAGTTTAAGGGTCTTATCTTCCAGATGGAAAGAGACGCTAACGCAATCGCACAAGAAACCAGACGTGGGAAGGGTAACATGATCCTTTGCTCTGCTGACGTTGCTTCTGCATTGACAATGGCTGGTGTACTTGATTACACTCCTGCTCTTAACGCTAACTTAAACGTTGATGACACAGGCAATACATTTGCTGGTGTATTACAAGGTAAGTACAGAGTGTACATTGACCCATTTGCTGCTAACGTTGCTGCTACTCAGTACTATGTTATCGGTTACAAAGGTTCATCTCCTTATGACGCTGGATTATTCTACTGCCCATATGTACCATTACAGATGGTTCGTGCGGTTGGTCAGGATACATTCCAACCAAAAATTGGATTCAAGACCAGATATGGTATGGTTGAGAACCCATTCTCACAAGGTACAACTCAGGGACTTGGAACACTCACACGTAACACAAACCGTTACTACAGAAGAGTTAAGGTTGCAAACCTTATGTAATAAATATCTCGTTCGAGATATCCAGAGACTCCTTCGGGGGTCTCTTTTTTTGTCTAAATATTGTTATGGTTCTTAAACTTCTTCCCGATTCACACCCATTACTTCATTCTAGAGTTAAAGGATGTAGTGAAGATTTAGATCGTCCAGAAATGTCTCGACTTCTTGAAGAAAATATGAAACATCACGATGGTGTTGGATTATCTGCAAATCAAATTGGAATTAATGAAAGAGTTTTTATAATGATGATTAATTTTGAAACTGAAGAAACAATTACCTGTTTTAATCCTCGAATTGTAAAAAGATATAGTGGAGAAGTTTGTTTTGAAGAGGGTTGTTTATCTTTTCCTGATACTATAAGAAATATATCAAGACCTGATCGAATAGTGGTAAAGTATGAAGATGAGAATAAAAATGATCATAAAATTAAACTAGAGGGATTTGCCTCAAGAGTTTTTCAACACGAGTATGACCATATGCAAGGCATTGTTTTTACTCAAAGATAATAAATAATCAAAAAGATAATGACTAGTTCGGCATTCGGAAAACAAATAGCAAATAGAAACTTTCTATCAGGGGTAGGGTTCAAATTTAATTTGACTAAATTTCCAAAGGTTGACTTTTTCTCAAATTCTGCTAGAATACCAGAGTTAAGCCTTGAACTAGCACAACAAGCATCATATTTAAAAAATATTGCTGTACCAGGTGAAAGACTAACCTTTGGTGATTTCACACTTCGATTCTTAGTTGATGAGAATATGGAAAATTATCAATCAGTTTATGATTGGTTAACAGGTTTAGGATTTCCAGAAACTACCAAAGAATTTGCTGATTTGATTAAAGACTCTGATGGTCAAAGAGATCCAAAAGAAGCATTTTGTGATGGAACTCTTAGAATCTTAAACAGTAATTATCGTGAAGTTGCAAAAGTTAAATTTAAAGATTTATTTCCAATATCTTTATCATCACTCGACTTTGATGCAACAAATACTGACGTTCAGTTCTTTACAGCAGAGGCAACATTCAAATATACAATATACGATTTAGTAAGTAGCACTACATGAATCTTGAACAAATTCAGGAGATGTGGGAGAAAGACTCCAAGATCGATCCTGATAATTTACATGATGAATCATTAAAAATACCTCAACTTCACTCAAAGTATTATACTCTTTATAATACAATCACTTTGCTTCGTGAGCGAGCAAAAGAGCAATATGCTAAAGTTAGATTAGAAAGATATAATTATTATACGGGTAAAGCATCTGCAGAAACATATATTGAAGAACCATTTCCATATAAAGTTCGTGAAAAAGATGCGATTCAAAGACATCTTGAAGCAGATGATAAAATGAACAAAGTTGATATGAAGATTAAATATTATGACATAATGTTGAAATTTTTAGAAGAAGTTATAAGAGCAGTGTCGAATCGAACATATCAAATTAAGAATGCAATCGAATGGAATAAGTTTCAAGCAGGTTATAATTAATAAATAACTTAGTAGATTTACTAATACAATGAAGCCAACTCCAAGAGAAACAAAAAAGATTCACGAGAATTACGAGAAAGTAAAGCAACATCTTATTGATGAGAAGTATGCAATAGATGCTGATTCCGCAGATAAAATTATCTCAGGTATGAGTCAGGATTGGTTTGATACTATAGTAGGATGAAAACATTTCAACAGTTTATGGAGGATCAATCTAAGAATCCTTTCATAAATCAAGATACTGGAAAACAAACAGTTGGTCCGTTTGACTATGGACATAATCCACCAATCCATAAACTGAAAAGTGGAAACAA